GGGATTGCCGTGGACGTCGCGTTCCAATACGAGCGGATACCGGACGCACGAAAATTGATAATCGGTGCCGCGCTGTGTGGGGTCGCTCTCGCTTTGCGAATCGGGATCGTTGGCGGATGGTGAATCGTTATCGGGCGGATTGCGATCCCACTTGACTTCGACTTTCCAGGTCGCGTTGTTTTCGGTTTCTCTGGCATCCTTGCTCACGCACGAGGCCCCGCCGCTGTCTACGGCGCCGATGGCCGGCAGATCGGCACAGGCACAGATTGTGTATTGCGTGTCGCTGCTGGTCGCTCCGCGCACCGTCCACACTTCGGACGCATCGGCGGCGTTGCCCTTTTTGGGTCCGCCGCGTCGTGAGGCATGGTCGCGTGTAGCACTAAGGCTCATAGCGTGGCGACCCCCTGCGTTTTGATGTTATCGCGGATTTCACGCTGTACGGTCAGCGATTCCTCTTCCTTCTGTAGCTGCTGTTGTAATAGTTCGGTTTGCCGCGTTACTTGTGCATTTTTTTCCATCGCCAATCGTTGCTGATAGGCTTGCAGCGTGCCGACTTCATAGGCACCGGCGAGATTGCCCGGCTGTAAATCCTTGGCCAAGTCTTTGACCGTCTTGTCGCGCAGTCCGGCCACAGCCCCTGCAAACTGTTCTTGTGTGATGGCCCCTTTGCGTAAGCCATCGTTGAGCAGTTCCATGTTGTTGCGAAAGTTTACAATCGGATCGACGATGGTAAGGCTGTCGGCAAGGGACTTGACTCGCTCCGCAAGTCGCCCTTGTTCTGTTCGCAATTGTTCTTCCTCTGCAAACTTACGAGTCTGGGAATCCTGCCTACGAACTGCATCCAACTCTGCTTTGCCACGATCACTCGTTTTATCAAATCCAGGTCGATTCAATAATTTAGATTCTTCCGCGCCTTTACCAGCATGGATCATCGCCTGCGTATTTATTGCACGGTTAATATCGGCGATTCGTTTGTCGAGTTCTATGCCTTCTTTTTTCCACTGATTAGCCTCAAGTTGAAACCGTAAGTTTTGCTTCTGCTTGTCGTTAAGATCGTCCCACCGCTTATTGATCTCTCGCAGTTGTAGGTCCATCTCCGATAGGTCCATGTCCTTGTTGACGTTTCGTAATCCCTCCATAAATTGGTTAAAGCCCATGATTTCTTCTTTGGCCGGGACGGCGGAGGTGAACCATCCGCCCTCTACTGCCGGTGCCGCTCGCTGCCCTTCATCGCGTAATTTGCGACGATCCGCAGCGTCGCCTAACTTGAGCCATTCGTCGGCAGTCTTGCCCATCGGCACTCCGCCAGTAATGCCTAGCGCAAAAGCACCAACTATTTCATTCCACAGTGTTTTAACCTTTTCCAACCCTACGCCGACGGTGTCAATCGCTTGCGAAAATTGCATCATCCCCAGTTGTGCATTGCCTGACAACGGCGAGAAACCGCCTTTGTTCATCAATTCGTTGTAGCTAATGCCTAATACAACCGCCTCGTGGTGTGCGTTGCGAAGTTCACCGCCCAATTTATTCGCATGTATTGCGGCCAGGACCAATGACGTTGCCACCCCGCCGATCTTTACAGCCGTAGAACTGAGAAGAGGCACCACATCTCCAAACGCACCCGCCAGCTTCACGTTGCCGCCGCCGAACAATCGGCTTGCCAGTCCCTTGCCAAGGCGTTCCATCTTTCCGACCGCCTGCTCTGTGTGCGTAGTTACGTTGTCGGCGAAGCCTCGCGCCGTCTGCCCGGCCTTATTCAGATTGCTGTCAAACTCCGCCGTGTGGGCCGTGAGCTTGAGGATCAGGCTGCCGATGACGCTATTTCCCATCTACACACCCCAGGCGGCGGCTAGTTGGTCTGCTATCGTTCTCATCGCTTCGTCACTCTGCTCCGTCGGCTCGTTGTCTCGCAAGGCTCGCACGTAAGGCATGTAATCTATCGGCCGATCTGGCTGGCCCTTCGTCCGGTGGCAGGCGTCCAGCAGCGCACAAAGTATGCCGATTCTCAAATCCGCTCGTTCCGGTCCCCACGGGTCGATCTGGTAAAGTGCCTCCCACTCTTGCAACTCCTCAGCCGTGAGTCTGTCATACAATTCCGCACGCGAAACGCATCCCAAGGTGCGGGCCAACAATAAATGAAAACGCAAGTCGGCCCGCTCTCTCAGTTTTTTACGATGCCCTCGCCCGATTCCTTGTCGAGTTGGTTATGTTTTTGCGCCGCCTCCAGGAGCCGGTTGAAAATGCCGATCTGAGAGTGATCCCATGTCCGCAGCACGTCGGCAGTGAACATCGGCCCGCCCGCTTCGTCGCAAAGCGTCATAGCCAATAGTTCGCAAGCCGCGTCCAGGTTGCGTTGCGGGCTTTCCGCGTCCCCGTCGGTCGCGTACAGGTCGCGGAGCCGCACCATATCGGCGGCGGAAATGCGTTTGAGGCTAACACTCCCCGCCCATTCCGGCACGTCCACCGTCAGCAGTGGGCCGCGCAGTCCCGCTTGAATCTGCTCTTTCGTCAGCACGTTTCACGCTCCTATCAGGTCAGGTTGACTTGGCAAACTTCAGGCTGGTAGTTATTTCGCCGTCCATGCTGCCCTTCACGTCAGCGCCGACGCACACGGCCGTGCCGATGGTGGCCGTCTTGCCGTCAAACCACGTCAGGGCCAGCGTGCCGACATCTTGGGGCATGACCGTGGAACTGCCAACGAGGTCAACGGTAGCGGACAACTTCTTCTTGCCATTGACTACCGCGTGTTGCGCCTCGGTGGAACTGCTCACCAAAACTTCGGCGGCCGACTCTGAAAATGAAATGCCGCGCAGTTGACCAATGGCCGAACCGCTCGGCCACGTCACCGCGCTGCCGTTAAAACCTTTATTTGCCATGATGGCGCTCCCTTATGTGGATGTTTTAGCAAACTTTAATGAAGTGGTTATTTCGCCGTCCATGCTGCCCTTCACGTCGCGCGCGGTACACACGGCGTTGCCAAGGCCCACTTGTGTGCCTTTGTCGAACCACTTGATGCCGAGACTTCCGACGGTAGTTGTCCCGGCAACAACTGTTGTGCCACCAATCAGATCGACGGTGCAAGACAGCCGCTTCTTTCCCGCCACCGACATGTGGTTGGCGTAAGTCGAGCCGGTCACGTCGATGTCGGCCGACGCCCCCGACCATGATAGTCCGCGCAAATTGCCAATCGCCGCGCTGGTTGTCGGCCAGGTTACGATGGTTCCGTTGAATCCTCGATTTGCCATAATGTTCTCCTTTACGATGTCCCATGCCAGACCGTGTAATCCTGGCTTACCGCGTAAAACGTCGGCTCCTCTTGTCCCGCCTCTAATGGTCCGATCTGATCGCTCTGACTGTCTAGGTGCCAGATGCAGTCGGCCGAATCGACGAAGCCGTTCATGGTTGACGCCACCAAATCGCCCACAGCCTTTGCGCCCGCGTAGGTGGTGGCGATGCAGTCCAGGGCGATACTCATTTCCGATGTGCCAGTAGTGCCCACAGCCGTATTGCTGGGCCGGTCGCTGCTGATCTCCCAAACGATGCACGGCAGAGCGGCGTTCTGCGGCCGAAGCATCGGGTAGATGCGGGTGCCGGTCAGCGCCGTGATGGCGCTGGTGGCTTTCAGTTTCGCAACTAGCCTGGTTTCTGGCATTAGGGCTGGCCGTATCCTTGTTTGACGTTGTTTTCAAGAGCGACTCTCACCGCCTCGCTGTGTATTCCGAGGCTAAACTGTAATTCCAACATGCTCACAATCGGCGATTTCAATTCCGCCCAGGCCAACGCCAGCATGGGACGCGGCTTCGTCATGCGCTCCGAGCCCGCCGCATCAGTCAACACGCGACCGCCGCCGCGAAGTTGTGCGCCAAATCGTTTATTGGTTACGTCTTTGGCCGCGATAACTGTGCCTGTCCCTTTGACCATGCGAAGTTTTCCGCGCTTGTCTTTGACATAGACCGCGTTGGTCGTATCGAGCCATGCCCCCTTCGCGGTGATTTTCCGCCGACCCCGCCGGCCTAAGCTCCATATTCTGTAGTTGCCTTTTTGATAACCGTGCGATTCCAACCAACGGCGACCGGCGGCAGTAATGGCCGCGCTATGTCCTCGCCGCGTGATTTTTCCAAACTCATCCCGTTCCGGGCTGGTTTCGATCGAACCGCCCTTCACAACGCGGTGTCCCATTTCAACGAGATGTCCGTGATAGCCGCCCTGCTTAAGCGCGAAGCCGGCAGCGACAAACACGGTGCCACCCTGTCCCGAGCCGCTTGCCGTCGCGCCTTTGCGATACATTTTTACCCGCGTATTCGCAGACTCGTACAAATGTCTGCCTGTCTTGCGCTGATAACCTTTACTCTCAGCATCTCGCAAGACTTTCATGGCGTGCATGCGCGTGGCCGCCGCCAACATGCCGCCGGCTGTTTCCAACGCCGGGCGTAAAATATTTAAGGCTGTTGCCGCCGGCAACGCCGCCAGCGTTTTTAGCAAGGGCTCCAATCCCTCGATCTGTACCGAACTTTGCGCCGACGCCATTACTCGCCCTCACTCAACAATTCATTCACGGCCCCGATCAATTCCTCCACCGTGCCCCGCACGATATGCGGTTTCTGCTTTCCGCCACACCACACTTGCACCGTTCCTTCTTCCTCGCCCTCTTCCACCATGCCAACTTCTTCCGGGTTTATGCCCACCGTTTTTTCTTCCGGTGGGTCGCTGGCGTTCGTTCTCGCCAACACGGTCACGGGCAACAGCATCATACTTCCTCCGAACACATAACCACCAACTGCCGACCGCGCTCTTCCGTATTCAGCACGCTCTCGACGTTTAGCACCCGGTCGCCGTATGTCAGCCGAGCTCTCGGTACAACGGTTGACGTGTAGTGCATTTCCACGCGATGCGTCACCCGCTCCGATGCCTGTTTAGCCAAAAGCAACTCGTTTCCCGACAGCGGCGTAATGGCCGCCTGCGCCGTCTCGGCTGTGGTCCACGTCTTTGTTGTCTCGCCGTAAACATTGGCCGTCGATTCGGTCACGGTCTGAATGTTCACCGTATGTCGATAGGCTCGCGCTCTCATGCATAGTGCCCGTAATCGTTGCCCGCCAAAAGGGAATCAATCGCCTTCTCTTGTGTCGTTTCGTCGATTCGTTCTGGGTCCCAGAGATGCTCCAGTTTCAATTTCACGGCCGCTTTCAACGACGGCGGGACAGTGGCCGGCGCAGTCGAACCGGCGATGAAACGCACCGTCACGGCATCCGGCCGCACGCGCGTTGTGGGCCACGCCTTGCCAAAGGCGGGCACAACAAAGCCCGGCCGCTCGCCGGGAATCACTTGCGTCCAGGCGGTGCTGCTGGCCGTGCTGCCAGCGCTCGATCCGCAATACACCGCGCCTCCTGTGCTGTTGTAGTAGCGGATGTAAGAGACATTCACCAACGGCGGATAGGGCAACGTGATCCGGTCGTCAACATCATCGTCGGGGAACGCATCGAGAATCAGATCGTAGGTTGCCCGACAAAACTGCCGACGCCCGCCATGACGCCGTTGGCAATAGTCCACGGCCTCGTCGAGCTTCCTTGCCAGTTCGTCGTTGTAGGTGTCCGACGTGAGGTACAAATGGTCTTTTGCCTCTTGCAAACTGACGGGCGTGGTGGTCGGCAGCGTTATGAGTTTGGCTTCCACGAATTTCTCACGATTGGTGAAACCACTGGCTCCAATACTCGCGGGTGTCCTCAAGCGCGCCTTGCAGATACGCCGCTTCCCCGGCCGCTTGGTCGCGGCGCTGCTCGGCTTCGCGCACGCGCCCCTGTAATTCCTCTGCGCGGGCCTTTGACTTCGCCGCGAGGTCGGAAACCTTGTCATCGAAGGCGTACAGCCCGCACGTCTTGAGCAGATCGGCTTGCGGCGGAATCACGACCTCGATTCCCTTGCCCACGGCAATTCCCAAAAAATACTCGCAAGACGGCCGCTGCGCCCGGTACTCAGCCGAGCAGGCCATATCGACGCCCCACACGCCGATGGTCTGCGGCTCCAAGGCGATTGCCAAAGCGATCATGTAAGACACGGTGTTGGTGAAGTAGCCGCCGAACTCGGCCACAATCTCTTGAATGGGGTAGACCACGGACGCCTTGATGTCGGGGTGCGGTTGCCGCATGAAGATCGGTTTGGCCGGCGCACAGCGGGCCAGCCATTCCCAGTAGAGCGTCCGCTGTTGCACGAGCATCGGATCGTGTAACTCGAATTGAACCTCGTAACGCGGAGCCTCGTGGGCGAGAACTAGGTCGCTGAGCGTCCAGACTTGCCAACTGTCATCGTGGTAGGGCGCAAGTCCCCGCGAGGATTGCGCCTTTCCCACGATGGCAATTTTCTTCTGCGCCGGCATCGGGCAGGGCAGTACAATTGCCATCGTTTCGCCCTTTCCGAGTTAGGAGCAACTGATTGTGCCGCCGGTCCATGAGGTTGAGTAGCCGACCAGTCCCCAGTTGGTCGAGGTCACGGCGACCAAATCCAGGGCGGCCCCTTCGGCATTCGCGCCGAATGTAATTGTGCCCTTGGCGGCCGTGCCCAAAAACTTGCAGGCGTAAGCGCCCGTCGCCGGCACGATAGTCAATGCCCCGCTGGAGCCCCGGCAGATCAGCGTCATCCGGTCGCCGGTCGTCTGCGGCTTGCGAATTTTGTACGCATGAGCGCCTGCCGACGATGAACCGACCAGCGCGTGTCCGTAGGGCATGATGTTTCCCAGCGCCGCGGTACTCGATGCCACATAGGCGTTGTGCTGTTTGACGATTCGGCCGTCGCTGGTGGCGGTGACGACGCCGGTCAGCGCCATAGTGCCCTTGAGGCTGATGGCTCCCGTGCTATCGAGCGTGCCCTTGTTGTAGAGCGTAGCGCCGGAGTTGATGTTCAGCGTGCCGCCGGACTCGATGGTGTTCGTGCCCGTGCTGGTGATCGTCGCCTCGTTGTCGATGGTGCCGCCTGATTCGACGGTGATTTTGCCGCCGCTGGCGACGACCAATATGTCCCCACCTTGCTTGCGGTAGACCAGAGGTAAATAGCTTCCGTCTGCCATTTCATTTCTCCGTTGGTTGCCGCGAAGGGGCCGGGCAGGCATAACGCCCGGCCCCCCGCGTAGTCACTCAAGACACGGTAAAAACTAGGTCGATGTCGATTCCATGCGCGTCAGCACATGGGACAGCGCGGCCGAAGTCCCCAAGAACTTCGACACGTTGTAGGTGGATGCGGCCACGGGCTCAACCCGCGCGCCGTATTTCTCGGCCACGATGCCGCTGAGCGCGATCTTCGCCAGTTGCACCCACTTGGCTCTGAGGTAGCGATACTGCGGTTGGAACACGTCGATGGTGCCGATTCGCTGGCTGCTCGCCGTGGTGCTGTTGTCCACTGTAATGGACGCACCGGTAATAGCCGTGTAGCTGGTGCTATCGGCCGTCGAGGTGTCGGTGCCGACGATAGAAAACGTGCCGGTGCCCGTCGAGGCACCGGTAGACTTGGCGAGCGCGATGAACCGCACGCCTTCATACCCTGCCGCATCGACTTGGTCGCCGTAAACCGTGCCGGCCGTGGTGGTAAGCACCCCGTAGACCGCGTTGGTTTTCACGCCTTTCGTAAAGTTCTGAGCCATTGCTATGTACTCGCTTTCGTTGTTGGTGGTTGTTGGTTAGCCGAGCTTCACGCGGACTACGGCTTCTTCCTTGACGGGCGCGCCATCGGTCATCATGCGGATGACAAACAGGTCTTGGTTGCTGCGGACGAACAGTTCCTCCGCGCGGACGATCTCGCTGTCGAGCGAATCCACAATCCAATAGGCTTCGCGGAAGTCGCCCAGCATGGCCACGTAAAGCCCGGTAGTGAACACGTGGGGCGCGTACTCGCTCAGCCGCACGGGGAAGCCGAGCAGTCGCTCCGGCTCGCCCAAGACGACCGAATCCTGCAACAGGTAGCGGCCGTTGCCGTCCTTGAGCTTGGCGATTTGCTCCATGCACTCGCGGTTCATAATCCACGAGGACCCCGCCCAATACTGCTGCTTGAGCATGTACTTGGCGGCCTTCAACCCGTCAAACGTGACGGACGTTGCGGTGTTGCCGGTGGATTTGTCCCGGTCGGTAGAGATGCCGTCGTCCGATGCGGTGAAGATGCCCAGCGGCTGCTGCGCACCATCGCCCGTCATATAGGCGTTCTCCATCGCCTCGGCCACCACGCGGGACAATTCATCCCGCACGATGGTCTGTGCGGCGGGAACCTTCCGCAGCAAAACCTTGGATACCAAGATTTCCTTGGCCAGCGGGTGCGGAGTCAACATCCGCTTGCCGAAGGCCAGCGTGGCATCGCGGCTCGGGTTGCCAAGTTCCGAGGTCCACACCGAGGCGGCCATGCGGTCGGTCAGCGTCGGAGCGGAAATTGAATCGCTGCCGGTAATGGCCGGCAGCACGCGGGCCAGCGACCGGAAGATCGTGGCGTCGGTCACGTTCTGAATCAGTTCATTCAGAAACGTCTCGGGGGCGTAGAGATAGCCACCCTTGGTGCCCGTGCCCGCCTCCAAAGCGCGCTGCTCATCGACCGTCGGATGGCCGGCGAGGTAGGAATCGAAGGCCATGCGATACTCGTCGGTGTCAAAGGCCCGACCCGCACGCACGGCCCGCTTGGCGTCCTTCTTTTTGGACTTCTCTTCGTCGAGCCGCTTGAACTCCATCTCGGCGTCGGCGCGCGATTGGTTATCGCGGCGCTCCTGATTCTCGATCTGGACGCGAAGGTCTTCGGCCTCGGTCCAAGTCTTGTCCCAGGCGGGCAGCTCCTCGGTATTTAGGGCCGTCCGCTTTTCGTCGGCGGCCTTTTTCAAGATGGCGCGCCCGGCCTCTAGGGCCGCGTGCCGTTTTTGACGCAGTTCGGCTGCCGTCATGTTGTTGCTCCTATCGGTTTGTACCGTGGAGCAACAACGAAAAAGGCTCACGCGGTACATGATGTACCTGTGAGCCTTCCCGTACCACGAAAGGGCGTCACTAAAAGGCTTCGGCACGGCCGTCGCCAAGTGTCAAACGTAAATATGCCAGATTTCTTTTCTCGTGTCAAGCCCGATTTTTTAGTTGTTTTTTAGGCCCATTGGGGTATAATAGGAACAGGACCGGCAAGTCTTCCCCATATCTGCCGTCTGCGCGCCGCGCATCTCTTTTGCCGGTCTTGCGCGGCCCAGGCGGCTTTTGAGGAGGCGTAACATGGGATTTATTCTTTTCGTCTGGGTCGCCTTGACGATTGCCGCCATTCTGACGGCCATCCTGCGCAGCCACCCCTACGTGGGGCCGATCATCGTGATTGCGCTTTTTATCCCCTTCGGCGGCGCGATCGCCTTAGCGTGGGCCTGCTGGCCGCTGCCGAAACAACCGACCGCTCCGAAAAGGCATCGGCGGCTCTATCGGCCAATTGCCAACGGCAATCGCTACACGGATGATTTTCTCGACTCCATGCGCTAATGATTTTCGGCCATCGCCAAATCCAACCGTTTATGCAGGATTTCCAGCGATTCGACCGGCTTTTCGGCGGCGATTCGGGCGGCTTCGGCCTCTGATGCCGCCTTTTCAGCGGCCATTTCCGCCGCCTCTGCCGCCTGCCGTGCCTCGTCCAAGCTCCGCATGGTCAGCGTGCCGACGGTCTGCTGATAGGCCGGTATCGAGGTCAGCGACACGGCCCGTAAGGTGGCCTTCGTCACCCTTCGCACCATTTCGGCGCCAGCCTTGCCCCAGTCGGCCTTGGCGTCCCGAAAGACAACCGAAACTCCGTCAAGCAGGCCGTTGCGTACCTCTTCGGCCGTGTCTTTGCCCACCGACGTATCGGGCAGCGTCATGGTAAATCGCAACCCGTCCGCCGAATCGTACAATTCCAGGCTGCGGTTGCTGCGGCGGGCCAGCTTTTTTCCAAGATCATGTTCGATGTCGGCAAAAACTTCCGCCTTGGAACCGAGCGTGTCGGCGAAAGCACCGGGCATGATTTGCTCGGTAAACCCGCCGAGATTTTGACTGGCCCGATTGTACGGCACGGCCAGACCGGAAATCCGCGTCTTGCCGTCCGATCCGGCGTCGATCCGCAACTCTTCGGTATCAAAGAGGCGTCTTTCTTCGTCCATTGTGTCACTCCTTCGTCAGTTTGCTTACAATTTCTTCGGCTGTCGGCCAGCCCTCCAATTCCGCCAGCACCCGCGCCGCCAGTTCGTCCCGCTTGACGGTCCCTGATAGCTCATTCAACGCCTCCGCGCCGATCTGGCAGCGTTGCTCCCATACGGGCAGCGAAGCATCAGCCGCCACGCCTATGCCCCGGGACGCGGCCACGGCGGCGGCCATTCCGTGTTCCCACCGGCCGGGCCACTTCGCCCGGTACTCATCCAGCCAGGCATTGAACCGTTCGGGATGCTGAGTCGCCTGGCGGATTTCGGCCGCCTCCTTGGCCAACATCCGGTTGGCCGCTTGGATCATGCCGGATTTTGCCGCCGCTTTCATCGTACCGTTCATTTTTGCCTCGGGGGTTTCTCCATTGGGTTTCGGTTCCGGCGCTGGTTCGGGTTTGGCTGCTACAAATCCAGCCCCCACGCTGCCCAG